GTGGTCCTAAGAAGTTTGAAGTATTGGCGGTTGAGGGAAATGAAGTTAAAAAGGTTAACTTTGGCGATCCCAATATGTCCATTAAGAAAAGTACCCCAAGTAGAAAAGCATCGTATTGTGCGCGTTCTGGTGGTATAAAGGGCAAGAATAGTAAATTGTCGGCTAACTATTGGTCGCGTAAAGCATGGGACTGTTAGATGGCACTTTCAACTTATTCAGAGCTTAAAACCTCAATTTCTAGCTGGTTAAACCGTGAAGACACAGACACCATTGCCAAAATACCAGATTTCATTGCGCTGGCAGAAACTGATATTAACCGCAAAGTGCGCCATTGGCGAATGGAGCAGCGATCTACAGCGACACTTGATGCTAGATATACACAGCTTCCTCCCGGTTTTATTGAGGCGGTTCGCTTCCATTTAGATGTTGATGAAAGGCCAATAGAGTTACTTACGCCTTTAGCATTGCAGCAACGCCGTTTGAGCAACTCAGACACTCAGGGAAGGCCGCAATTTTATGCCATCATTGCTGGTCAAATAGAAATTTGGCCTACACCAGACGGCGATTATACTGGCGAGCTTTATTATTATTCTAAAACGGCTCCTCTGAGTGATGTTACTACGACAAACTGGATTTTAGATCATTTCCCAGACGCATACCTTTATGGCTCACTAATGCACTCTGCACCTTACTTGGTTGATGATGCAAGAACCACAATATGGGCATCGTTGTATCAAACCGCTATTGATGGTATAAATGCAAACAATGAAAAAGCTAAATATGGCGGCTCAGGTTTGCGGATGCAAGTAAACACCTACTAGGAGAGTAAAATGGCAAGCATTGCAGATTATGTGCTAGACGCTGCACTAGCTAAGTTAGACACCGAAGCAAACCGCATCGACATTACCTCTCAGGAGGCTACGTCATATGCGGAGGCGACAAGCACCTACACGCTAGGCAACAGCACCTCAGTATCGTTTGGTGCGCCAGAAGATGGTGACGTGTCAGGCCGCAAGACAACCTGCGCAGCGATCTCAGGTGGCTCAGTGACAGGTTCAGGTACTGCAACGCATTACTCTATCACCGATACTTCAAACTCGCGTTTGCTCTGCACTGGCTCTTTGACGACATCGCAGTCGGTAGTGTCTGGTAACACATTTACAGTTGCTACGTTTGACGTAGAAATCCCTGACCCCGCATAGGTGAAATATGGTTGTTTTAGCCAATCGCGTAAAAGTTGAGACTGCGACCGCAGGGTCAGGAACTGTAACTCTTGGCGCTGCCTTTAACGGTTATCAGACATTTGGAGATGGAGGTATTATCGACGGCGATACTGTTCGTTATACCATTGAAGATGGAGACGACTTTGAAATAGGTTCTGGGTTATATACAGCAGTTGGCACGACAATGACCCGAGTATTGATTGAAAGCAGCACGGGCAGCTTACTTAATCTGTCAGGCAGTGCGTCTGTGTTTATTTCTGCTGGCGTTGAGGAAGTTTATGGCTACGTCACAAGCACACTCAATGCGGACCGCACGTTGGATAGCGGCGTAGAGTTTGACACAGGCAAGGGCTTTACCATTGCAGACGGTGTTACTCTGATAATCCCAACGGATGCGCAACTTGTGATTAACAATTACACTGAAAAAAGGCCGTTTTAGGAGATAGGAAATGCCCCTTAAAATTAACTCAACGAACGGCTCGGTTACGCTTACCCCACAGGACGGCGTAGGCAACGTGGACATTACGGTTCCGCGTTCACCAGTTGTCGGGCAAGACCACGCTGGGGAGTTCATAGCTGATAGCTACAACGAGCGCTATGAGGCGGTTACGTCAACATCAAACGCGACAACAGTAAACTGCGAGAATGCAAACTCGTTTAGCCATGTTTTGACTGAAAATACGACTTTTACGTTTAGTAACCCGCCAGCATCTGGAACTGCATACACATTTAGTATTGAGATTATACAGGATGCGTCTGCGTCTGGCTTCACCGTTACTTGGCCCACATCTGTTGATTGGCCCCGCGCAACTGCTCCAACGCTAACCGACGCCGCTTCTGCAAAAGATTTGTTTGTGTTTTATAGCCGTGATGGCGGCACAACGTGGTATGGCTTTACTGCTGGTCAGGCATTGGGGTAAGCTATGGCGACTAAGAAAAAGCTGCTGCAAATTTCCCCGTCAGGTATAGATGGCTATTTGCTTCACACGCTAGATAATCCTAACCCTTACGGTACAAGTGCAAGCGATAGATTTGGCCTTTCTGTATCAATTTGTGATGATTACGCTATAGTTGGCGCGTATACTGAAGATGACGCTGGTGGATCAGACAGTGGAAAAGCATACATATTTAACCCGTCAACTGGCGCGTTGCTTCAAACGCTAGATAATCCCAACGCTTATAGTACAAGTGCAAGCGATTTTTTTGGCTATTCCGTATCAATTTGTAATAATTACGCTATAGCTGGCGCGTATGCTGAAGATGACGCTGGTGGAGGGGCCAGTGGTAAGGCATATATATTTAACCCGTCAACAGGTGCGCTGCTTCATACGTTAGATAATCCAAACGCTTACGATACAAGTATAAGCGATAGATTTGGCTGGTCCGTAGCAATTTCCAGCAGCCACGCTATAGCTGGCGCGTATGTTGAAGATGACGCTGGTGGGATAAGCAGTGGTAAGGCATACATATTTAACCCGTCAACTGGCGCGTTGCTTCACACGTTAGATAATCCCAACGCTTACGGTACAGGTCAAAGCGATTATTTTGGCTGGTCCGTATCAATTTGTGATGATTACGCTATAGTTGGCGCGTTTCTAGAAGATGACGCTGGTGGAACAGACAGTGGAAAAGCATACATATTTAACCCGGTTACGGGTGCGTTGCTTCACACGTTAGACAATCCCAACGCTTACGGTACAAGTCAAGCCGATAGATTTGGCTATTCCGTATCAATTTGTGATGATTACGCTATAGTTGGCGCGTATTTTGAAGATGAACCTGATGCAATTGGATTAGAAAGTGGAAAAGCATATATATTCAACCCGTCAACTGGCGCGTTGCTTCACACGCTAGATAACCCCAACGCTTACGGTCAAACTTTCAACGATTATTTTGGCTATTCCGTATCAATTTGTAATAATTACGCTATAGTTAGCGCGTATGCTGAAGAAGACGCTGGTGGGTCAACCAGTGGAAAAGCATACATATTTAACCCGGTTACGGGTGCGCTTCTTCACACGTTAGACAATCCTAACCCTTACGGTACAAGTGCAAACGATGTTTTCGGCTCTTCCGTATCAATTTCTAACAGCCACGCTATAGTTAGCGCGTATCAAGAAGATGACGCTGGTGGGTTAAACAGTGGAAAAGTATATATATTTGATTGAAAGGACTGAAGATGTTGTACCTAAGATGCTCTGGAAGCGAAATTTTGGAGTTTCCACTAACGATGGCGGCTCTCAAGTCTGCGCATCCCAATACAAGTTTTCCTAAAAGGCTGCCGGATAATGGGTTGCCAGATTTTGGGGTTTACCCTGTAGGTGAAACTGACGCTCCAAGCTATAATGTAAGGACGCAAAATATTGAGCGTCAATCGCCAAGTATGTCTGGTGGTACTTGGTCAATTGGCTGGTCTATTGTGCAGAAAACTCAAGACCAAATAGATCAGTACGATCAACGCATAGCTGGGAAAAACAGGCTTAAACGTAATGAATTATTGCTGCAAACAGACTATTTTGCATTGACTGACGTTACAATGGACGCGGCAATGACTAGCTACCGTCAGGCTTTGCGTGATATAACCTCTCATACAAGCTGGCCTCATTTAAGCGACGATGATTGGCCGACAAAGCCAGAATAGGGGCGCGATATGCCACTCAAATTTGAAACTGCAAACGGATCAATCACTGTGACCGCAGAGGATGGCAGCGGTGACGTAGCGGTTACGTTTCCACGCAGCGCCTTTGTGCAAGCCGCGCATACTGGAAACGTAAGTATCACTGGCGATTTAACGACTGTTGGAAACGTAAGTGTCACTGGCGATTTAACGACTGTTGGAAGCGCAAGTGCCACTGGAGAGTTTATTGCGGGCAGCTACAACGAAACTTACGCAGCCTTGTCTGGCACATCCCCAACGGTCAACTGCCACAATGGCAACGTCTTTGCTCTAAGCACAACAGCCAATACCACCTTCACATTTACCAATCCCCCTGCATCTGGCACAGCTTTTGGATTTACACTCAAGCTAACTGCTGGTGGAACTCACATAATTACTTGGCCCACATCTGTTGATTGGGCTGGCGGTAGTGCGCCTGATGCACCCGCTAGTGGAGAGACTAATGTGCTTGTCTTTATCACCTACGATGGCGGTACAACATGGTACGGCTTCCAAGCTGGAGCGGCAATGGCATGAGTTCGACGGCGCGCATAATGCAAATGGCTGCGAGTGCAGGGGGGGCGGCAGAGATAACAGATTACACTTATGTTACATACACAACTGGCGGCTCAGCACAGGCTATTAATATGTCATCTAGCGCACAAGCTGGAGATATTGCTATCGGTTATACAAGTGGTGTTGGCGGCAGCTCCACTGCGACTTGGAGTGGCTTTACTCTCATAACAGGCATTTCCAGTACATTTGACGATGTGTTCCAATATAGAATTGTTCAGCCGGGGGACGCTGGCTCAACATTCACTAACAGCAATTCTACAGGCTACGATGTTTGCGCTTTATTTATAATTAGGCCAAACGTCCCAGCAGGGACAGTAACGATTAACGATTTAAATAATAGCGGTCAAACAAGTTCTACTCCAGCAAACCAGCTTCTGGACACGCCGTCCACATTG